AGGCGCACCACGCCACCGCAGGCGCATGGGCCTCCGTCCTCTCGCAGTATCCGCAAGCCCGCGTGCTCGGCGTGACAGCCACACCCGCACGGCTCGACGGCAAGGGCCTCGGTCAAGTGTTCGACGACCTGATCCGTGGGCCCGAAGTGTCCGACCTCATCGACAAGGGCTTCCTCGCCCGCCCTGTCTACTACGCACCCAAGACCGTAAGCATGGACGGCGTCCGCACCGTAGCCGGAGACTTCAACCGCGCCGAGGTCGCCGAGCGCATGGATAAGCCGACCATCACCGGCGACGCGGTCACCCACTACCGCAAGTACTGCGACGGCCAGCCTTGCGTGGTCTTCTGCACAGGCATCAAGCACGCCGAGCACGTCGCCCAGGCGTTCAACGCATCAGGCTACCGCTTCAAGGTCATCGACGGCACGCTCTCCAAGGAGGAGCGAGCCAAGCGCGTCCTCGACCTGTCGTCCGGCAACCTCAACGGCCTCGTCTCCGTGGACATCGTTTCAGAGGGCTTCGACCTGCCCTGCGTCTCCGCCGCCATCTTGCTCAGGCCGACCGCCTCCCTATCTTTGCACCTCCAGCAGATCGGGCGAGTGCTCCGCCCTGCCGCCAACAAGCCCCGCGCCGTCATCCTGGACCACGTAGGCAACTGCAGGCGGCACGGCCTAGCCGAAGAGGTCCGCGACTGGTCGCTCGACGGCATCAAGCGCCGAGCCAAGCGTGGCCCGCAGGACGACGTAGCCGACACCCGCCAATGCCCGGAGTGCTTCGCCGTGCATACGCCGAGCCCGACCTGTCCGCAGTGCCTGCACGTCTACGAAATCAAGGACCGCATCCCCGACGTGGTCGAGGGCGAGCTCGAAGAGCTGAAGGCCCGCGAGGCCGTCAAGCAGCGCAAGCGGGAGCAGGGCACCGCCCAGACGCTTGAGGACCTCATCAAGGTCGGCAAGGCTCGCGGCATGAAGAACCCCTACGGCTGGGCTCACAACGTGTTCAAGGCACGGCAGAAGAAATGAGCGAGACCGCCATCCAGCAGGACATCCGACTCGCCCTGGGGCAGCATCCGGGCATCAGGACGTTCCGCAACAACGTCGGCGCCATCAAGGACCGCAACAACCGCCTCGTCCGCTACGGCCTAGCCACCGGCTCGGCTGACCTGATCGGCTGGCAGACGGTCACCATCACCCCCGACATGGTCGGCCAACGCTTCGCCCGCTTCCTATCCATCGAGGTCAAGACCCCTACAGGCCGCCTATCCCCAGAACAGGAGACCTGGCGGGCGGCTGTCCTCAAGGCCGGGGGCATCGCCATCGTGGCCCGCTCGGTCGAGGACGTTCGTTTTCTGGTTGCCTGACCGCCACCACGGCGACACCTTGTGCCATCCCGCACCCTATGGCACCTCGTCTTGACTTCGCTTCCATCAACAACGCCGCGCTCGGCTCCCTCGAATCCCTCTGCTGCGAATGGTTCCCAGCAGGCAAGAAGGACGGCCATGAGTTCAAGGTCGGCTCCGTAAGGGGCGAGCCCGGCTCCAGCCTCTCCATCAACCTCACCACCGGCAAGTGGTGCGACTTCGCCGGGGACGACAAGGGCTCCGACCCGATCAGCCTCCTCGCCGCCATCCGTGGATGCAAACAGGGCGAGGCCGCCCGCGAACTGACCGAGCGCCTCAACCTCGGCAACCTCACGGCCACCGCTCCCCGCGCCGAGTACGAGTCAAAGCCGTCAGCCGCGTCCGAGTGGGAGCCCATGCCCCACGCTCCCGACGGCTGCCATGAGCCCGACCTCAACCACTACAAGCACGGCCAGCCTGTCGCCACTTGGACCTATCACACCGCCGAAGGGCACCGCGTCGGTCTGATCTGCAGGTTTAACCTCGCCGACGGCTCCAAGGAAGTCCTCCCCATCACCTGGTGCAAGCACGTCTCTGGCCGCGAGGGCTGGCGCTGGCGCTCCTTCGCCAAGCCCCGCCCGCTCTATGCCCTGCCTCGCGTCGTAGCCTCCACCGGCTGGGTCCTTATCGTCGAGGGCGAGAAGACCGCCGACGCAGCGCAGCGCCTCATGCCTCACCTCGCCGTCACGACCTGGTCGGGCGGCTCCAAGGCCGTCAGCCTCGCCGACTGGTCGCCCCTCGCCGAGCGTAAGGTGCTGTTCTGGCCCGATGCCGATGAGCCCGGACGCAAGTGCATCGAGCTCATCCGCAAGCAACTGCCCAACGTCCGCATCGTCACCCCGCCCACCGGCGTGGCCGAAGGCTGGGACCTCGCCGACGCCGAGGCCGAGGGATGGGACACCGACCGCGTCCGCGCTCACATCAAGGGCGAGCCTACCGCTCCAGCCCAGCCGGCCGAACCGACCCCTCCCCCGCCCGAAGTCCTCGAGGCCATCGACTACGCCAACCTCGACGCCGCTCCCCTCCATGAGCCCGACCCGGTCACCGAAGAGCCGTGGCCGTTCCGCGTCCTAGGCCATGACGAGGGCGTCTACTTCTACCTGCCCGACTCCAGCCAGCAGATCGTCTCTCTCACCGCCAGCGACCACAAGCACCTGCCGTTCCTCCGCCTCGCCGGTGCTAACTGGTGGGAGACTCACTTCCCCGGACGCGAAGGCGCCGACTGGAAGGCCGCCGCCAACGCCCTCATCCAAGCCAGCCACCGCGAGGGCATCTTCGCCCCCCGCCGAGTCCGTGGCCGTGGCTGTTGGGTCGATGGCGAGCAGGTCCTGTTCCATGCGGGCGACCGCCTCCTCATCGGCAACCAGGAGCGCACCATCCCCTCTTGGCAGTCGAAGTGGATCTACACCCAAGGCCAGCGCCTTGAGGCCGACCAAGCCGAGCCCATCTCCAACGCCGAGGCCGCCCGCCTCATGCAGCTGACCGACATGATGAACTGGAAGGAGCCCATCTTCTCCAAGTTCTTCGCGGGCTGGTGCGTCATCGCCCCCATCTGCGGCGTGCTCGGATGGCGTCCCCATATCTGGGTCAACGGTCCGTCAGGCTCCGGCAAGACCTGGCTCCTCAACAACATCCTCGACCCGCTCGTCGGTCGCCTAGCCCTCTCCGTCCAGTCCGCCACGACCGAGGCTTACATCCGTCAGCGCCTCAAGTCCGACGCCCTGCCTGTCGTGTTCGACGAGGCCGAGTCCGAGGACAAGCGCGGCCAGATGCGGATGCAGTCCATCCTCGAACTCGCACGCGCCGCCTCCGCCGAGACCGGCGCTGGCATCGGCAAGGGCTCCGCCTCCGGCAAGGCCCATGAGTACCAGATCAGGTCCTGCTTCGCCTTCGCCTCCATCGGCGTGGCCGCTCACCAGCGCGCCGACACCTCACGCATCACCTCGCTCGAACTCTGCAAGGACAACACCGACGGAGGCCGCGAACGCTTCGAGCAGCTCAAAGCCCTCTGGGCCGAGACCGTGGCCCGCCCCGAGTACGCCGAGGGCATCCGCTCACGCTCCCTGGCTAACGCCCTCTCCATCACCGCCAACGCCCGCACCTTCGCCAAGGCCGTGGCCATCAAGCTGGGAGACCAGCGCATCGGCGACCAGCTCGGCGCTCTCCTATCCGGGGCCTTCTCCCTGACCTCGACGCGGGTGCTCTCCCTTGAGGACGCCACCGCTTGGGTCGATAAGCAGAACTGGCACGGCTTCATGCCCGACGAGGCCGACCAGGACGAAGTCCGAGCCCTCGCTTGGCTCCTCGACAAGTCCATCCGCTTCGAGCAGGGCGACCACACCTATACCCGATCCATCGGCGAGCTCGTACAGGCTTACTACTCCACCGAGGTCACCGTGGACGAGGCCGACAACCTGCGCCAGAACCTCATGCGCTCCGGCATCCGACTGGAGGATGACACCGTCGCCATCTCCAACCACCACCCCGCCCTTCGTACCCTGTTCATGGACACGTCCTGGGCGGATAAGTGGAAGGATCAGTTTGCAAGAGTACCGGGTGCCGCCCACGTCGCTGGGGTCAGATTCGGCGCCTCCATCCACCGAGCGGTACGGATTCCGCGTACGGCCTTCGGCTCCTAATCCCTTTGTTGCAACCCCGAGAGGGAACTCTGCAAACGCATTAAGTGTTTGTAGTGGCAACGCTTTGCGTACGCCATCGGCTGTTTGCAACTTTCCCACGCTATAGCCCCCTTTATAGGGATGTCCCTCCTCTCCCCTCCTCTCTTCCCTCTCTTAATATATATCTATCTATATAGTTGTAGGTAGTAGTAGTATGCGTCTGCAAGTATGCTGACCATCAACGGCTTATCGTGTTTGCAAGTCCTGCAAACGCCAGCAAACGGATGCAAACAAGCCTGTTGGGTTATAGTTTCACTTTAAGCCATCAACGACCCTACAACCAAGGCAAGTGGTCGAGACTCAGGACAACATCCCGCCAGAGCATCAACGCGCCGTCGATGCTCACTTCGACTCCATGTCCAAGGCCGCTCAAGCCAAGGCCAGACGATCAGGCTTCAAGCCCTACCGCGAACTGCCCAAGTCCGGCGACAACGTCTTCGAGCTAGACGAAGCCAAGGCGTGTCACCGTCTACGCCAGGAGCAGGGAGAGGACGCGACCGTACGCCGTCAGTCCTTCGACCGGGCAGAGGTGCTGGCCATCCTCGCCGTTGTCCTGGACGCAATCGGACGTAAGCGCTGCGCCAAGCTCAGAGGCCAAGCCGAGGTGGTACGCATCGGCCTAGGGATAGGCAGTAAGCTCACGATGAACCAGATCGGAAAGTTACTCGGATGCTCACGCGAAGGCGCGATGCAGCAGGTATCTGCCTTCAAGGGGCGCATGGAGGCCGGTCTACGCCGCGTCCGCAGCGAATGAGCGCACACCGTGGAAACAGGGCCAAAAGGAATCTTTTAGGCACCCCCCCTAAGGCCGCGTGGCTGGCCACCCCTTTGTTTTTTTAAACATGGATTTTGAAAACCATCAAAAAACCGAAGATTCTGGTTCGGCTGAACCGCGCAAGCCGGGGCGACCGAAGAAAGAAAGGCCGCCTTTGGACGTGGAGGGAATTCCCGACGCGAGCTTCGAGCAGACGATCGAGAAGCATGAGCGCCTGGTCGTGCTATCGCGTGAGAAGTACGAACGGCTGCTCCGTGCCGGTGATGCGGAGGCTCGGTACGCTCAGGTCACGTACAACCAGTCGTTGAAGCAAGCGGTCGCCCTGCGGGAAGAGGCCGAGCGTAGGAGCGTGTTCGCCCGGGAGCACATCAAGGCGGTGGAAGCGCGTGAGGCGATGTTGCGTCTGGCTGGTCTCATCGTCGAGCGGATGGATGCGCTTGGCTCGGAGTGTGGCGAGAACTGCAACCCGAAGGACCCGATCAAGGCCATCGGCGTGCTGACCGAATGGGCGAGGGAGACGCGGGAGAAAGTGGCGCGCGTGGCCGGAGTCTTCGAGGAGCCCAAGCCGTGAACGCCGAGGAACTTTTCCAGGAGGGCTTGGCGGTGGTCAGGCCGTCGGCGTTGTCGGACCCTGTCGCGTACCTGAAGGAGAACGTGAAGAAGATTCCTGCGGGCGTGTTCGACGGCGGGTACAATCCGAAGCGCTGGCCGTGGATCGCGGAGGCCATCCGCATCTTCAACCAGCCGACGACGTCGCGGATGTTCATGCCGTGGGCCATCGGTTGCGGGAAGACGCTGACGCTGAAGCTGAACGCGGCGTACCTGATGGCGAACCGTCGGGCGTCGATGGCCATCTACCTCGACTCGCAGGACAAGGCGAAGGGGTTCACGCTTAACGAGCTGCGGCCGCTGTTCGACCAGGTGCCGGACATCCGGGCGCAGATGAGCGCGGACGACAACGACAAGTCTGGCACGTTGCGGTTCGCGGACGGCTCGCTGATTCATAACCGCTCGGCCTCGACGGAGAAGCACCTGCAGTCCCTGCACGTCCGCTACGTGTTCGGCTCGGAGTGCTGGCAGTGGCCGAACGGCGCCATCGCCATGAGCCTCAGCCGACTGAAGGCGGCGGCGTTCGCGAGCAAGGCGATCTACGAGAGCCAGCCCGGGAACGTCGAAGGACAGGGGGCGGAGTTCTGGAAGTTCTATCTGATGACCGACCAGCGGGAGTGGATGTTCGTCTGCCCCAACGAGGCGTGCCGCCATCGGCAGCCGTTTTTGTGGGACTACATTAGGTTCCCAGAGGGGGCGAAGATGACGGACGGCTGGGACCTTGAGGCCGTGCAGAAGGGGACGACCTACGAGTGCTCCAAGTGCCGCGATCGTTTCGAGGATAACGACGAGGTGCGGAGCATCTGCAACGAGGTCGAGCGTGGCGCCGGGTTCGAGCCTACGGCCAAGGCTGAGAAGGCCGGGTACGTCGGGCTCCACGTCAACGCATTGGCATCGACGAGCTGGGGCTCGCTGGCCGTGGACATGATCAAGGCGAAGGAGGTGGCTGACGTCATCGGCGACCAGACCCCGCGTATCCTGTTTAAGCAGCAGTACCTCGCGCTCCCTTGGGCGGATGACCAGGGCTCGATGGTGGTGAGCCTTGAGTCGTCCGACTACGCCATGGCCGACCCTTGGGACGCGGTCTGCTACATCGGGCCTCGCGGCCAGATCGTGGACAAGGCCGACGCGCCGGACAGTTCGGTCAAGTTCCAGACCCTGCAAGTTGACTGCCAAGGCGACCACTTCTGGACGGTGGTGCGGCAGTGGGCTCGCACCGGGCACAGCCGCTTGGTCCACTTCGGCAAGGTCAACAGCACCGACGGCCTGACGGACTGGAGCGGGCTGGACGCTCTGGCGGCCAAGCACGGCGTGCACCCTCAGCTCGTCATGGTGGACTCCGGCGACGGCAAGTCCACGCAGGAGGTCTACAAGCAGTGCGCGATCCGTGGCTGGTACTGCGCCAAGGGTTCTGGCCAGGAGTACTTCAACATCAAGACGAAGTCGGGCGACACGGTGCGGCGGTTCTACAACACGCCGACCGCCATCCATGTCCCTGGCGTGCGTACGCCGACGGCCTTGGTGGTGTGGTCGAATCTGAGCGGCAAGGACCTCTTCGCGGGCATGAAGGCGAGAAAGGTCTTCTCCTATGCGCGGGATGCCGACCCCTCCTACGTGGAACAATTGAACAGTGAGGTCCGCGTAAAGGAAGCTGGCAAGGCCATCTGGAAGCGGAGGCAGGGCGTCCGCGATAACCATGCGTTCGACTGCGAGCTTCTCGGGATGCTCATCGCGGCCCGCTGGGGTCTGCTCGGTCGGGACGAGACCCAAACCTTACAAAGCCCGCAATAGTATATGCTCGGCATCTACGTAGGCGTACCCGAAGACATCCTCCTGCAATACAGGCAGGACGCCTATGGCGACCTTGGCAAAGCCGTCACGTCCTACTCTGACTCCGGAACGAGTGTGAACAAGCAGTTCGGGATGCCTCCCGCGCAGCGCCTGCAAGAGATCAACTACGCTTTGTCCCGCATCGACCCGAAGAAATACGGCGGTGCTCATACCTCCGTTCAGATTAACTGGGATATGCGGGTTGACCTCTGATGCGTAAGAAAACCAACCCATCGACCAAGGCACAGAAGAAGGGAGCGACCGCTTCCTACTCGCAGTTCGCCAGCACGACCCAGTCGGGCGGTCGGCGTATGCTGTTCATCGGCGCGGTGAGCGACCAGCGCAAGGAGGTCACGTCCGGCACGCGGCTGTCCATGGTCGGCACGTCCCGCTGGGCGGTCCGCAACAGCCCGATCTATAAGCAGTGCATCGACGAGGCCGTGCTCATCTCCATCGGTGACGGCCTCATGGTGCAGTCCAAGGCGAAGGACCCGAAGGTTGCCGTCGCCCATCAGAAGTACTTCCGCGACTGGTCCGTCCGTTGTGACCTCACGAACCGCTACAACCTCGGCCAGATTCAGGCCATGTGGATGTCGGGTGCTCTGGTAGATGGTGATAGTTTTGGCATCCTTACCAACGACCCGAAGACCGGCGTCCCGAAAATCCAAGTCCTCGAAAGCCACCGCGTCGGCTCTCCGTCCGACAAGTTCGACCCGAACAACGTGGACGGCGCCTACCTCGGAACCTACGGCGAGATTACTGGCTGGAACGTCTACACCGACGGCGAGAAGAAGGACCGCTACGTCCCGACGCAGTCCATGCTGCAGGTGATGGAGTTCGAGCGCCCCTCTGCCGTGCGTGGGTACCCAGTGCTGCAGTCTAGCCTCAACTCGGTCCGTGATCACCTCGAAGTGTTCTCCCTCGAGGTTCGCGCAGCCCGCGATGGGGCGGACCATACTTTAATCCTGAAGAAGCAGGGCGGCGTTTTGCAAGACGACCCGGCATCCAAGTTCTCCGGCGACTACAATTCCTGCGAGAAGATGGCCAGTCAGATGGGAGGCAAGATGCTCGTCGTCGATACCAACGAGGACCTCTCTCAGCTGACGCAGACCCGCCCCTCTCAAGCGTGGATCGGGATGATGACAGCCATCGAGCGCGACATCGTCCGCCTCCTGCCTTACGAGTACCAGGTCACGCCAGGAGTCCTTGGTGGTTCCTCGGTCCGCCTAGTCGCTGGCCGCGTGTCACGATGGGCTAACAAGTGGCAGAGCATCATCATCGACAGCCTCGACCGCGTGTACGACTACGTCATCGCGGACGCCATCGCCAAGGGCAAGGTGCCAGACGACCCGGACTTCAACCGCAAGACGTGGATCACGCCCCGCGACGTCACCGTGGACGCAGGCCGCGAAGCCGCCCAGGACCGTGCCGACCTGCAGATGGGTCTCACCACCTCGCAGGCCATCCTCGGCAAGAAGGGCGAGACGTACGACGAGACGCTCGAGCAACTCGCGGTCGAAGCCGAGAAGCGCATCCAGAAGGCCAAGGAGCGCAACCTCCCGCTTTGGATGCTTTATCAGTCGCAGTTCAACTGGCTGCAGCAGGGTCAGACGTCTAGCCAAACGCCAGACGCTGTCGCCGAAAATCTCGACCTCCCTCCCCCCCCCGAACCCTCTACCAAATGAAGTGCCTTATCAACGGCCTCTCGGGCCGCGAGCCTATGCTTTGCGACCCTATCAAAGCCGCCAACCACATGAAGTACGCCGAGAAGTACGGCGTCGTGGACGGCGTGCTCGATATGTTCTTCAACCCTGTCGCCAAGCCCTACGTCACGCAGGGCGGAACGGCGGTCATCCCGCTCCAGGGTTTCCTCGGTGTCGGCCTGACCAAGTTCGAGAAACTCACTGGGGCCATGGATATGACAGAAGTCGGCGACGCCATCGACGAGATGCTCGCCAACCCTGCTGTCAAGCGCATCGCCTTTGAGGTCGATTCCCCTGGCGGCACCGTGGTCGGCACGCCCGAACTCGCCGATAAGATTGCCAGCATCCCACTGCCGACGATGTCCTACGCCAAGAAGCTCATGGCCTCCGGGGCATATTACACATCCAGCCAGACTGACTACGTCATCGCCAGCCCCTCTGCTATGGTGGGCTCGATTGGCGTTATCAGCGTGGACGAGTCCTATGACGAGGCGTTCAAGAACATGGGGCTCAAGGTCGAGGTCTTCCGTGCTGGCAAGTACAAGGCCCCGAACATCGCCGGCGAAGGCTACACCGACGAAATGCGCGACATGGAGCAGAAGACCGTCGAAGCCATGCACGAGGAGTTCAAGGATACCGTGCTGCGCAAGCGTTCGCTCGCCCGCCGTGAGGACATGGAAGGCCAAGTCTTCACCGGCCGAGAAGCCGCCGCAAAGAACCTCGTCACCGGGCTGGCCTCGTCCTTCGCCGAAGCCCTCGCGGCTTTCGAGCAGGTCGCCTAACCTTACCCGACTCGCAATAGTATATGACCATCGAAGAACGCTTCAAGGCCGCCGAGGCCGCTGTCGTCTCCCTCACCGCCGAACGCGACGATCTGCGCAAGACCGTCGAAGCGTCCGTCGTCAACGTCTCCGCCGAACTCGACCAGGTTAAGGTCGAAGCCGCCGCCAAGGACCAGAAGGTTCAGGAACTGGAAGCCGCTCTCGCCGAGGCCAACGCCAAGATCGTCGAGCTCGAAGCCTCCAAGGCCACCGCCTCCGTCGAGGCCGCCAACATCCTCGCCGCCTCTGGTGTCGAGCCTGTCGCCGCCCCGGTCGCCGCCGCCGCCGTCGGTTCCATCGCCGAGCAGTACGCCGCGATGCCTGCCGGTCCTGAGCGCCGTGCCTTCCTTAAGAAGCACAAGGCCGTCCTCTTCGCTGGCAAATAATTTCTCACCCCTCACCCACTAATACACACCTATGGCTAACACCATCAACAGCGCTCTGATCGTCGATACCGTCGCCGAGCTCAGCCTCACCTCCCTCTCGAACCGCCTCGCGGCCCTCGGCAACTTCGCCTCCGACTTCTCCTCGGACGTGAAGCGCCCGAAGGACGTCGTCCAGGTGGCTCTCTCCACCGCTGGCAGCACCACGCTGACCAACCCGACCGCGTTCAACGTCATCGGCGACAGCACCCTCGGTGCCACCGCCGTCTCCCTGAACCACCTCTACCAGCCCTTCGGTCTCTCCTACGCCGACATCCAGAACGGCATCAAGCTCGAGAAGATTCTGAAGATCAACATGGACAAGCTGGCCGACTCCATCTGGGCCGCCGCCACCGCCCCGATCACCGTCGCCAACTTCGGCGCCGCCACGGTCACCGCCGCTGACTCCGCCGTCACCCCTGGCTCCGCTCAGCTGAAGGCTCTCTGGGCTGGCGTCTCCAAGGCCGGTCGCAAGACCCTCATCGTGAACCCGGGCATCTACTCCCAGCTCATCCCGACCAGCACGACCTCCCTCCCGCTCTCCGCTGGCGCCTACGGCTTCGACGGTGGCGTGTTCTACGCTTCCCTCTTCCCCTCGGAAACTAAACTGGCTGGTTTCGCGGTTTCCAGCGAAGCCCTGGCGATGGCCGCCGCTGCCCCGGACCTCGACTCCGTCGGCAACGACTTCCTCGTCCGCGAAGTGGTCCCGATCGAAGGTCTCGGCATCTCGGTCTACTACAACGTCTGGGCTGACAAGAGCACCCGAAACCTCGTCGGTTCCATGGAACTGATGTTCGGCGCGAACAAGGCGATCACGACTGGCACGCTCGCCTCGGTCTATAACCCCTAATCGGGGCTGAGTCCTGAAACAGCCCCCAGCAATGGGGGCTTTTTTGTATCCCCAAATCCCTACCCACACCTATGTCCCTCTACGGTTCGACCTTTAACTCCGACTTCCAATCCATCCTGGCAGACATCGGCGTCCCGGCCACGGTCGGGGCCAACCTGTTCCTCGTCGGCCTGTCCACCCCCATGGACACCCCCAAGTTTGATGCTGGCGGCTTTACCGAGCAGAAGATGTGGACGGTGCGTTTCGCCGCCGCTACGGCCCCTTGGACGGCTTCTGACGGTCGGGTTGGGGGTCAGGTCGCCACCTTGGCCTCGGGCGTCCCTATTGCCGCCCTAGGCGCCGGGAAGAAACTGACGGTCAACGGTCAGGTCCTCCGGGTCAAAGGCCAGTCCTACAAGCAGGCCAGCGCCGTCATCGAGCTGCAGTGCATCGACGATAACCAGTAATGGCCAAGAAAGACAGTCGCATCGAGCCTAAGAGCCTTGAGGAATTCAATGCTACGATGAAGCTGTTTGCCGAGGAGATGGGCACGAATGTCGAGATGATTACCCGCGAGCAGATCAGGCTGATGTGCCGTGACGCCATGACCTTCACCCCCCCGATGCCTAAGGGCGGGGGCCGTGGCCTAACCCCTGGTGCGAAGAAGGCAGGCGATAATAAGACAGGTAACGACATCAGGCGCATATTCATCCCCATGGACCAGCCTGTCAGGGGGAAGGCCGTATTCCTTCGTCAGATCATCGCGGCAGTCAAGGGCACCGGGCCAAGCGGTAAGTCCTGGATGGACTTCATCCATCTCCAGCCGACTGAGGATAAAATCAAAGGCCTTTCCCCGGTCCTCCGCAAAATCATGCAGGACCAAGACCCTCGTCGTGCCTTTGCCAAGGCCAGCAACTACCTGAACAAGGCCCGGGCAGATGGGTCGGTTCGTCCTCTCGAAGGACCTACCAGCGACCTGCGAAGCATCCACGATAAGTACAAAAACAAGGTCGGCGGACGCTGGCCTAAGAAAGCCCCTATCGGCGGGCCTCAGTACATGGTCGGCACGGCTATGCAGCTGGAAGCCTACATCGCCGAACGACAGTACAAGGTCGGGCGCGTTAAGGCTGGCTGGGCGATGGCTCAGAGTCTAGTACCTCTACCAGTGAACAAGCGCGGCAAACCATATAACCGTGGCGTATACGACGCTCCATGGGTTGATGCTCACCGCTCTTCAATGGGTCAGTTCTCCGCCGTGCGTTCTGGCCAGAATGTTGCCATGACAATCACTAACCTGATCGGCAACATCAACGCCGTGGCAGACGACGCAGACACGCGGAACATCGTCTACGGTAACCGCGTCAAGCAGATGCAAGCAGCCATCCTTGAGCGCACTAACCCTACGGTATACTACGCCAACCGCCGAAAATAACTTTATGGGAACCAAATCCGCACGTCATATCGTAGAAGCCGTCCTGGCTACCTACCTCGCCGCCCAGACCGAACTGGCTGGCGTCTCCATCTACCGGGGCGACTCGGCCGATACCAATGTCCTGCCCAAGCTCATCGTCCTATGCGATACGGCTAGGACGCCCAACGACATTCCCCAGGGCCTCGGTAATTACTCATGCAGCATCCGCGCTACCATGTTCGACTCTGCCGACGATACCACATTGACGGAGCATCGTGCCCGGGTTGCCGCGATCGCCGGAGCCATGCAGGACCTGTCTGCCATCAAGGCCGCGTTCGTAGCCGGGGGCGATGCCACCTGCTACGACGTCACCCCTATCTCCGAGGACGAAGGGGTCAACGAGCGCTCCTGGGCTTCGGTCCTTGGTTACGACGTGCTAGTGGTTGTAAACCCGCAGGCTTAACCTTACCCCTGAAACAATAGGTATACCATGTGTGCCGCAATCGTCCAGGGGGTTAGTGCCATCTATGGCGTGGGAAGTACCACCGTCTCTAACGCCATCGTGCAAGGTTACACCAACGACGGCGAGTTCAACAACGAGGCCACCATCGTCAATGAAGACGGCGTGACCGTTACCTGGAGGGGCGACGATAGGAAGACCCAGATTTCCGTGGACCTCATCGCGAAATCGGCGAGCGTTCCGGTGCTTGGTTCGTCTTTTTCCGTGACGGTCAACACGGCTTCTGCCTACGGCTCCAGCAGCCCTTCTACTTCGTTCTCGGGCTGGGTGACCAAGGTTTCGGATAAGGGCTCGAACAAATCCTTCTCTGCCGTGACGGTCACTGCCGTCGGTTACGAGGCCATTATCTAACGGATGGACCCGCGCTTCATAAGCGCGTTTACGGACCCAGCGCCTCGCATCAGGATGCTGGGCCGTTTCGTTTCACCGTTCTCCCTGCTTCGGCGCGTTCAACTGGAAGCGGTTGAATCTCCGTTCGTCATGGAAAAAAGCGAGGTTCGTGCGCTCGACCTGCTCATCGCGGTGAAGATCTGCGCCGGTGAGCCAATCGGCAAGCTGAGCTTGAAAGACCATTACTACCTCGGACGCCTGAGCGCCTCCGAGCATTACTTCGTCAAGCAAATGTCCCGCTTCTCCGAGTATGTCCTCATCGACGCTTGGCCTAAGTTCTGGGACCGTAAGACCAAGAACAACGATTCCAGCGGGATGCCTTGGGTCCTTGCTGTTGTCTGCAATCTCATGCGTCACGGCGTGTCAGAGGAGCGTGCCTGGACCATGCCGGAGTCTCAGGCCATCTGGCTGCACTCTTCCTTTGCAATCGGTAACGGCGCTGATATCAAGGTGCTCACCAAGGAAGACGAAGACATGATCTCAAAACTCGAAAACGAATGAGCAACGTCGTACAATTCAGCATCACTGGCGACACCAACGCCGAACAGGTAGCCGGGCGGGCTAAGGCCGCCGTTGCAGGTCTCGACAAGCAGATGGACGGAATCGGCAAAAGGTTCGGCTCAGGTTTCAAGGACATCTTCCTTTCTTTCCTTGGTCCCATGGCGCTGCTTAGCACGGCCATGGCGTTAATTGGCAAGATGATTGCAGATAACCAACGTAAGCAGGAAGAGGCCAATCAGGCCGCCATCGACGGAACCAACAAGCTGATGTCAGCCGAGGACAAGTACTGGGCGAACAAGCGAAACAACGAGAAGAACGCCAGGGAAACAACCGAAGAATCAAAGACGCAGCGTGAGACTACAACTCGCCAGTTTTTAGATACAGATCCACGTGGTCGAGAAATGGTTAAAAAGCATTTAACATATGCAGGCGCAGACGCTCTTTCTATTGTCAGGGCACTTGCAAAAGATAAAGGCACACAAGAGCAAGTCCAAGCCATGATCGCCGAAGACATCAAGACGAACCCTGCGGCCGGAGCCATGCAGGGCAAGGACACTACATTCCGTGGGCCAGAGGGCTTCTCAAACGTCGTCGGCGTCGGAGCCAACCCGGTGCTTGAGAGTCTCACACGTCAGACCGATATCCAACAGCAGATTCTTGACTATATCCGTACCCCTCAGTCTCGCTCTGGTATCACCGATGTTGATTTCACAAAGAACCCAATCGACATCCGAACCCTATCCTAATTTATGGCACGATCAGATAAAGGATCAGAACTCAGCAGCAAGCTACTTCAGCCTGGATGGACAATCCAGTCAGATGGCTTCGGCTTGAACACCTGTTCGGCCACCTACAAGGTAAACGCTTCCGACGCTCCAGACGTTGACGTACGTGGCCAGGCGTTCCCGAAGTCTGCCTTCGCTTACATGAAGGCGCACAAGTCCAGCATCAGTTATGACGATCTTGGCATGGCCACGATGCGTATCGACTACGTCGGCATCAATCCGGAAGTGAACGGCGGGGCATTCAGCAATCCGAACACTTCCGGGGCTAACGGACTGACCGCCGATAACATTACTTCGCATCCTAATTTTTTCACCGGGCAAGCAGGATACCTCGGAGCAATCGCAGGCCCTGCTCCTTACACTAAAGACAGTCCTGATAACCTGGCTCCGAACGTGAACGGCTCGCCGGCCTATCTCGGTCTCAACGGATCGTGTTTTGAGAAAGAGAACGGCGGCCGCTTCATCGGTTTCGTCGACCCAAGTTATAAGCAGTTTTACGGTAAGACGCAGTATCTCGCCACGACGACTACATATTCTGGAACCATCTACGTCTCAGAAATGGCTTTCGTTTCCGATATTCTTGGCTACCTGAATACGGCGACGGCTGGTACTTCTTGGGGGGCTTGGGAGATTCTTCCAGACTGGGCTATAGTGGGAACTGCTCCAGGAGTCGGAAATCGAAATCTTCTCTCTCAGGTCAACGTGGAGTCCTATGGTACGCTTTACAAAGTGTCTTATGAAATCCGCTATGCCGAGCGCGGATGGGATGTAGACGTTTACAAAAACATCTGAGCCATGACGATTCAACCGGGAACAGGCTATACATTCACCTCCTCGAGCCTTGGTACTAATTTCAACATCGAGAAGCCATGGAGCGAATGGGAAGGAGGCGGAAGCGCTCCCCTGCAGCAGTTCCAGCTTGTCCTTAATACCATCACCGTAGGCGAGGGAGAAGAGAAGTCTACCAAGACCATGCTGTCCGTAGTCCAAGGCAACATGCTTTGTACGGACCTCGTCGGCGCGAATGAGGTTTGGGTGAGCAAGTTCACGAAATCTTGCATCCCTCCGTCTGAAGTAATCGGAATCGTCGGCACGGATGAATCGACCTTCATCAATTGCGAGTCCGGCACGGCGAATCCAAACGGCCCCGGAGGATACCAGCTACCCTATAACAAAGGAGAGGCCGGCGCCTACTGCAAGTACGGCATTTACCTTGTCCAAATCAATAACCAGAAGACGGACTTCAACCCTATCATCTTCATCGCCAATGCGGACGAAGATTTCGTCGAATGGATGTACAAGCTGCCGACGGTCATTCCTGATACCGTAATCGACAAAGACGACCTCGGCCTGAATGAGTACCCAGCGTACGACCTGATCACCATCGGCACCATCTCCTTCGCCCCGATCAGCAAACAATGGATCATTGACCAAAGCGCCATCGGGACGCTGACGATGGTCGAGCCCGTCAAGACCGGCCCGCAGATTCCCACATGGTATCCGGCCCCGGAGGCGACCCCTGCTCCGTTCCAATGCAGCCAAGGCCGCGTCGTGGTAGGACAGGAGGATTTCTGGTGCCTCAAGATTGGAAAGGGCTCGATTTCTTACTCGGTAAGCAATATGCCAGAAATCAAGCTGGGTGCCATCAGCAACCAGTACCAGGCATACTACGAAGGCTGTACGGCTTTCGTACCGGGCACGGGCAAGACCGACAACGACGCCGACGTGGAAACGAGCCATTGGATGCTCGGCGGAGGCTATGACCTACCCGCCGCAGGAGGATCTGAATATTCCCTCTTTGCGGTGTATTGGGACTTGGACCCGGCAACTTACTCTGGCGGAGGAGATGCCGTCAGGGGATACCCTGTGCTTTGCCTGATTAATTCCGACAACGCTCCGCCCTGCTTCAAGGAGACAGGCCCAGGCTATTACTACAACCTTACGAACATCAAGCGCATGGACGGTTATGCCAACAAGTTCGAGGGCAAGGACTGGGGCTTCTGTCACACGACTTACTTCAACCCCATGAAGTTCGGCTTCGCGGCCAAGAAGATCGCAAAGATTACCGCCGTTCCTGTTGAGCCAGGAACCGTTACCATCGAGAAGCTGCAGGAAGCCGACGGCACCCGCAACCGCATCGACATCATCACTTTCAACGGCGAAGTGAAGGGCGGCGGCATCAGGTTCAAATTCGATAACGACGTCACAAGCGGCGATAAGTCGGCGTACTTTTATCCGCAGCAGGACCAATATGCACGGCAGCTTTATCTCGCCCTTCAGGAAATCCCCAAACTCAAGCGCAACATCTTGGTGTCACAGGTGGATAATTACACCTTCTACGTCACCTACATCAACCATCTGCAGATGCGCGAGTACTGGGGAACCGACCTCGACGACGGTGAGTACAAACTGGAAGTCGATACTAACGAGCTTACATGGTTCGATAAGAAATACGAAATCGAGCAGTATCATGCCGGGTCGCTCGAGATGATGATTCCCCTGCAGTTCAACGGAACCCAGCTCTTGAGCAAGGAAGGCTGGAAGGAGTCTGAAGACCCTTTCTACATCAACAAGAACAGCGGATGGGAGCAGGTGGTCAACAAAAGCGACCCTGCTTTTACCATCTCAGGAGCTCAATTCTTGAGCAATCCTCCCATGCGGATCGTGAGCAACGAGACGCCGGCGGCTTATACGCGCAAGGACTTCTACGATATCTACTTCATGGAAGACGGCTGCAACAATACCTGCGAATTCTCGTTCCAGGTCAAGAAGTCCGGGGACTCCTACTCCGTGTGCCTTGGCATGGTCAACAACGTCATGCTCACCGGAACGACGACGTTCACGCTTTCCAACAACGATTACATCTACCTTATCTGCGCTACCACGACTTCGGGCGCATCCGTCTACCCTTCGGAAGTTACTGCGGACTCGGACGCAGATGTCCCGGACGATACGGATATCGCCGGCCATATCGCAATCGCGCAGCTCGTGGACGGACAGATCGTGCAGCTCGTCAACGGTTCGCTTTGGTCCGACCGAATCAAGTTCGGCGAAAGTGTCGCAACCTATTACTTCGCGAAGGTCTAATGGGCACCTTACTCGGCAGCAGCTACACTTGCTCCACTTGGGGCAAGTTCCGTTGCGTCTGGATTCTGAATGATCAAAAAGAATCAGGGGAATCTGGTTACGAGTGGTCTGCTTATAATATCACATACCTTATGGGGACCGATGGAATAAGGGCGGCGGCCGCAGGTAGCGGACTTATCCGAAACCCAAGGCTTAGGGCTGAATCATCCTTCATCCAGCAGCCTTCTATTTGGAATTTCTACCAGTCAAAGATTGAGCCTCCTGATCCATTCCCAAGGCCAGGCCGAAACCAGTTGAATTTCATCGGCAAGGCTACGGTTGAACTAGTCACCGAGCTGGTCGGAGAAGAGATTGTTTTGACGAACGGCAGCGCAACTATCACCGCCCCGCTTTTGACTACGCCTGGATATTTGGTGATTAGCGACGGCTCCGTAGATAAAGGCACCTTGAACTCCATCGGGAAGTTCGCGGCATTCTGATAAGGAAAGCGCATCCGCACCCCTGCCCCTTGCCAATCTCGGCAGGGTTAACCCCCGGCTACGCCGTAAACCTTCCAATTCGGACAATAAGTAAGATGTCCGACACCGTCACGCTCTCGCAGGGCAACACCTTTGCCGCCAATTTCGTCTGGACTCCTGGCACAACCGGCCCCGCGAACCTGCTGGCGACGACCCTCACCTCTACGGTGGAAGACAAGTGCGGCAACCTGTACGAGCTCACGATCACGAAGGCCGTGGACGGCCTGTCGTTTACCTGCTCCTATCCGGGCTCGACCGCCAACTGGTCGCTTGGCCTTGGCAGGTGGGATATCAAGTTCGTATTCCCGGGCGAGAGCATCTCCCGCACCGAGGTGTTCCGCGTGCAGATCATCGACTCCGTCACCGTCTAATTTATGCCCTACGGAACCATCACCTCGACGGAGAACACCTTCGGCACGGTCAACGGCGCCTTGTCTGGCACGGTGGCCGGAACCCTCTCTGGGAGCGTCGGCGTCCCCGGCCCGCAGGGCAGTCAAGGCCAGCAGGGGATTCAAGGCCCGCAGGGCGAGCCCGGCCCTCCTGGACCCGGCTCGACGTGGGGTACCATTACGGGCACCCTGTCCGCTCAAACGGACCTGCAGACGGCGCTCAACGGTAAGTACTCTACCAGCAACCCGGACGGATTCATTACCTCTGCGGCGCTTACGGGCTACCTGACCAAGGCTGGGAATCTGTCCGGGCTGGCTGATGTCAATATTGCCCGCGAAAACATCAACCTTGGGACGAACGCCGAAGCCGAGTTTTATTCGGTGTTCATGGACAACGGTACCGCCCATGCCCAGGTCGATGCCAGCAACGGCCTTCAGGTCTGGGACACTTCGACGAGCGAGACCGTCATCGTCGCATCTTCCGGCATCACCTTTCCCGATCTGACCGTCCAGACGACCGCCTATCCTGGCCCTGCAGGTGCGACGACGTGGGGCACTATCGCCGGCACCCTTTCCAACCAGACCGATCTGCAGACGGCGCTGAATGGCAAGTACAGCACCAGCAACCCTTCGGGCTTCATCACGGCCTCGGCGCTGACGCCCTACCTGACCAGCGCAACGGCGGCCTCCACTTACCAGACTCTGTCTGGCATGTCGTCGTACCTGACGACTTCGGCTGCGGCCTCGACCTACCAGACCCTGTCGGGTATGTCGGACTATCTATCCAAGGCTGGCAATCTGTCCGGCCTCGCCTCGACCTCGACGGCCCGGACCAACCTTGGCCTCGGCACCTTGGCCGTCGTCAATGACGCCCCCTCGGACGGCTCGCAGTATGCGCGTAAGAACGGCGCTTGGGATGTGGTCTCGGCTGGTGCGGACTACATCTCCAGCGTCTCGTCTCCCCTGTCGGTCACGACCGGAAACCTGACGATTGACCTGTCGGCCTACGCGCCGCTTTCCAGCCCGCTTTTCACCGGCGACGCTCGGGCGGTCACCCCCACCTTCGGCGATAACGACACCTCCATCGCGACCACGGCTTTCGTCCAGGCTGCTCTTGCAGGCGGCACGGCTGTCGCCAAGAACCTCGAGGTCTACGTCCGTAACCAGACCGGCTCGTCCGTCCCTGCCGGCTCCATCGTCTACATCTCCGGCGCTACCGGCAATACGCCCCTCATCTCGCTGGCTCAGGCCAACAATGACGCGAACTCCGCCCAGACCATCGGCTTCGTCAGGGAGGCCATCGCGAACAACGGCTTCGGCTATGTCATCGTCCGAGGCGATCTGGAGAACATCGACACCTCGGCGCTGACCGAAGGCGTTCAACTTTACCTCTCTCCGACGGTAGCCGGTGGTTACACGACCACCAAGCCGTCCGCCCCGCAGCACCTCGTTTACGTCGGCATCGTGGTCCGCGCGCACCCCACGCAGGGCAAGATTCTCGTGGCTGTCCAGAACGGCTACGAGCTGAACGAGCTGCACGACGTGGCGATCGGCACGCTGGCCAACAACGACCTCCTGGCTTACGAGTCCTCGACCGACCTCTGGAAGAACAAGACCTTCAGCGCGCTCGGCTTGCTGACCACCAGCGACGCGGCCTCGACGTACTTGTCGAAGAGCGGAGGCACGATGAACAATAACGCGTCTATCGCGTTCCCTGTCGGTGGCATTTACACGGTTTCCAACAACCTGTCTAATAAGGGCGTCCTAATCCGTGATGCGTCGAATGTACCGATTGCGCGCTTCTACGATACCGAAGTACTGATCCCGCCTGTCGGCATCACCTTCAGCGACGCGAGTGTACAGACATCGGCCGGCATCTCTGCTGCGACCGCGGCCTCGTCCTACTACCCGCTGACTGGTAACCCTTCCTCGTTCCTCGTCTCGGCTGACATCTCTGGCCTTGCACCGCTTGCCAGCCCTGCCCTGACCGGCAACGTCACGATCACGACGAACTCGGGAGGCGCGGCGCTCTTCATCCAGCAGGCTGGCACGGGCAACATCCTGACCCTGCATGACCAGGCTTCGGACACGTCCTTCGTGGCCATCGACCAGAACGGCAAGGTCAACACCATCGCTAGCACGACGACCAATGCAGGCTTCAACGTCCCGCACGCCACTGCCGCTCCGACCAGCCCTGTCAACGGAGACGTTTGGACGACGACCGCTGCACTTTATGTGCAAATCGGCGGTAGTAGTCGATGGCTTGTGGACGGAACTACAACTCAGGGTATCACCGGCCAGAAGACATTTTCTGCGGCCGACCTTACGTTTGGCAGCAATACTGGCAACTCGACCGTAAACATCGGCACGGGTGCGACAGTATCTGGCTCGACTCGCACGATTAACATCGGGTCTAATTCTGTCTCAGGCTCTACCAGTAACATCAACATCGGAACGAACGGTGGCGGGGCTGGCGTAGTTACCATTTATAATAACGTCATTTTCAATGGTGGCACGGTTACGCTGAACGGCCAGAATCTTCACCTCGGCACGTCTACTGCAACGGCTACCTATAATCTAGGCACAGGGGCGACTGCCTCTGGCTCGACCAAGGCCGTCAACATCGGCACGAACGGCGTGGCTGGCTCGACGACGAACATCGCCATCGGTTCGACCACCGGCACCTCGACGACCACGCTCCAGGGCACGACCAACGGCGTGACGGAAGCGGTCGATACCAACAACACGGAACTTGCGACCACGGCGTTCGTCGTCGGTCAGGCATCCTCCACGACTCCCTTGGCTGACGGAACTGCCGCAGTCGGCACTTCGCTGCGCTACGCCCGCGCTGATCACGTCCACGCGAACCCGCTGCCGACTGGTGGCACGACGGGGCAGGTGCTCTCCAAGGTGGACGGCACGAACTACAACACGACATGGACGACTGTCTCTGGCGGCGGCTCCTCGACCGACTATCAGGCTTTCACGACCGATGGCACGTTCACATGGACGAAGCCTGCCAACGCCAAGTGGGTTGAAATTGTCATGTTCGGCGGCGGCGGCGGCGGCGGAGCAGGCGGCCGATATGCGGTTTCTACGAACCGATCTGGCGGAGGCGGAGCTGGTGGTGCTGCCTTTTTGCTTGCGCGCGTTCCCGCATCTACGCTTGGAGCTACTGAAACCGTTGTTGTTGGCGCCGGAGGCACAGGTGGTGCAAGCGCCTCGGCTGATACCACGGCGGGAGGCAACGGAGGCGCCGGAGGCAATACTACTTTTTCTATCTTCACGGCAGCCGGAGGTAATTTGGGATCAGGTGGCTCTACCACAGCTGGAACGGCTGGAACAAATAAGCAAGGTTGGGTTCCTGGCTCAACCGCTGTCACATCCGGTGTTGGCGCCAACGGCGCAGTGACCGGCGGAAGTAACGCAGCACCTATTCTTGCGACCAGCGCCTTCGCGGCAACTGGAGGAGGCGGAGGCGCTGGCCAGTCTACGTCTGCTATTTCTACCACAGGTGGTAATGGTGGAGGAAAAACGGCAACTACGGCTTCCGGTCTACCTGCTTTTGCTGGTGGCACCGGCGGAACAACCGCTGGCGTTCCTCCTACGGCTGGAGTCGCAGGCGGAGCCTCTGGCGGCGGTACTGGCGGCGGCGGCGGAGCCTATCGCACGGCTATCGCCGGAATGGCTGGCGCAGTCGGAGGATTCCCCGGCGGCGGTGGCGGCGGCGGCTCTGCTTCCGACAACGGCTTTGCCTCTGGCGCTGGTGGCGCAGGGGGCGGCGGCTTGGCAATCATCATCACCTACTGCTAATCACATGATCATCGACTCTCACGACATCACTTGGACGCCGAGCGAAGACCGCTCGCTTTGGACTTCCTCGACTGGTGGCCGCCTCATCGTCAACCCTGCCGCCAACGACGAGCAGGTGCTGGCCTCAATCGAGCAGACCTATGTCCCTGCTCCAGTCGAGAAGACCGATGCCGACCGCATCGCCGAGCTCGAAGCACAGGTCAAAGCCCTACTCTCCAAACTTTCCTAACATGATCTACCTCCTCTGCATCGCCCTCGGTTTCGCCGGTGGGTTCTACGCTGGCCTGAAGAACGCCTCGTCCTCCAAGGTCGAGAAGGCCAAGTCCATCCTCGACGCGCTGAAGGGCAAGTAAGGCCGTGCGCTCGCTCCTGGTCATCGCCCTTTGCCTGACCGGGTGCGACGCGTCCCGCCCGCCCATCCCCGAGCAGCCGAACGCCCCGACCTCCGAGGCCGTCGTCCAGACCCTCGGCAAGGAATGGGACAAGGCCGACCAGAAGGTCGCCGCCTCAATCACCATCGCCCGCGAGATGGCCGACAAGCCCGACGTCGTCCGCGGCGAGACCACCGTGGCGTTGTCCTTCCTGCCCCCCGCAAGCCCGGAGGAACTCGCCCTCGCCCGCCAACGTGCGAACAACCCCGCCGACCAGAAGGCTTACGGCGACGCGGTCGAGTACGGAAAGAAACTGCTGGCGAAGATCGATGCCGACTGGGCGAAGGTCGAAGCCCAGCAGAAGGAAAGCCTCCGCGTCTCCCAGCTGAAGGACGCCCGCATCAAGGAACTCACCGCCGAGGTCGAGCGCGTGAAGCAGGAAGCCTCGAAGAACATCTGGACGCTGACCGGGGCTGGGCTCGCCGTAATCGGTGCGCTGGCCTTTGCCTTCGGTGGTGGCCCTCGCGTCGGCGTCCCGCTGCTCCTCTGCGGCGCCTTCTGCGGAGCCGTCCCGCACATCATCGACTCGCCCTACTTCCTTTGGGTCGCCATCGGCACGGCTGCCATCGCCGCCGGCCTCGGCCTCTGGTGGCTATGGGACAAGGTGCATGACGCCGTCCAGGACAAGAAGGACGAACAGGAAATCACCAAGGACGAATGAGCGCCGCCCTTCCCGAGCCCACCTCCAGCATCCCGCCCGAAGTCCGCGACGCTGGCCTTGCCGCTGGCATGGGCGTGGTCGCCTTCCTGATCCGTGCCCTTTGCGCCGATAAGCGTGAGAGCAAGTCCGCCTTGGCCGTCCAGACGGTCATGGCTGGGCTGGTTTCGGTCCTTGTCGGCATGGCCTCGAAGGGCTGGTTTACGGAGGCACAGGGTACTTTTCATCTGGCGGTCGCTGGAATGGCTGGGTTCGCCAGCCCTGAACTCGTCCGCAAAGGGCTCTTGGCGGTCCGTGGCTGGCGTTCCAAGGGCTGACCTAGGTCAGTATACCCACTCGGGTAGAAGCCCCCTTCCTAGGGCATCCTAGTCGGGGCTTGACGGCGGGGGGTGGGGAGGGCATACCTTTGCCTATCCCGCACAACCATGACCGACCCTAACTCCGACCTCTATTCCTTCATTTTCAACATGATTGAGAGCCAGCCGCACTTCCGCGTCGGCGCTCGCAAGCCTGCCAAGGCGCCGCTCTCCCCGGCCATGCTGGCCAAGCCCTACAAGGGCATCCTCCCCGAGTCCTTCGCAGTTGAGCCGAAGATTGACGGCGTCCGCGTGATCGTGGAAGTCTGCCGCCAGACCCTTGCCGTGGCCATGAAGACCCGCAACGGCAACCCGCTTCCGTCCCTTGCCCACCTTGGCTACTGGTTCGTCGATGCCGCCCAGCATCACGGCGTATTCACCTTCGACTGCGAGGCTATCTCCGGCGAGGACTTCTACGACTCCGTCGGCGACATCCGCTCCAACGAGCCCGCCAAGGACGCCTTCCTCTGGCTCCTCGACCTGCCCGACGACGTCGGCACCTACCGCGAACGCCGCGCTTTGATGTCCAAGTTCTGCTTCACTGACAGCATCCGCCTCGTCGAGTCCTTCATGGGTCTTAACCCGAACGACGCCTTCCGTCGCTTCGTCTCGCAGGGTTTCGAGGGCGCCATGGTCAAGGACGCCGACGCTCCCTACTCGCAGGGCAAGCGCTCCAACGCCTGGTTGAAAGTCAAGGCCGTGGACGCCGAGGATTGCCCGGTCGTCTCCGTCCATGAAGGCCAAGGCCGTCTGGCTGGCACCATGGGCTACGTCGTCGTCGAGAACAACGGACGCCTCGTCCGCGTCGGCGGCGGTTTCACCGACGAGCAGCGCGCCACGATCTGGGCGAACCGCGACACCGTCATCGGTTCCTACCTCGAAGTCACCTTCCAGTCCAAGACGCCCGACGGCTCGATGCGCCACCCCCGCATCCGAGGAGACAAGTAAGACTATGACTACTAAGGAAATCGGTCACTTGATGTTTGTTATCCCTGCTTGCTCATTCGTAGCGTTGGCGGTCGGCGTCAGTATCTGGTGCGCATGGGATGCGTCCAAGACCTGCGACGAAATGGAGGAGCACTACGGAAAACCAAACTCCATCAAACACCGCGTCCACTTCTGCATCTTCATGCTCATCGTCCTTTGTATGCTGGTCGGCGGTCTCCTAGACGTCCTCTCCTAATCTCCCCCGCACATGAACAACGCAGAATACCACGCCCACATCGGGGTCAGCAACTCCACGCTGTCCCGCTTCCTCCAGTCCCCCCGCCTCACGCGAACGCCCATCAAGCAGACGCCGTCGATGCGCTGGGGCACCCTCGTCCACACCTTCCTGCTGGAGCCTCAGCTCGTCACCACCGACTGGGCCGTCATGCCCGAGGGTCTCGACAAGGGCAAAGGCGCCAAGGAGCGCAAGGAGCAGTTCGCCCTGGACTCCGCTGGCAAGGAGGTCGTGAAGCATGAGGAGTACGAGTCCCTCGTCGCGATCCGTGACGCGGTCTATGCCGACGAGTTCGCCGGTGCCCTGCTGTCCGACAAGGGCAACGTCATCGAGCAGTCCTACTTCTGGAGGCACCAGCCCACCGGCTACGAACTGCGCTGCCGCCCCGACTTCCTCCGACCCGACGGCATCCTCGGAGACTTGAAAACGTCAGCATCCATCAACCCGCGCAAGTTCAACTCTACCTTCTTCGACCTTGGCTACCATCGTCAGTCAGCCATGTACGGCGACGGCATCGAGGCCAACCTCGGCACCCAGCCTAGCCAGACCGTCTACGTGGTGATCGCAGGAGACGAGGCCCCCGAAATCTTCGTCCAGTGCTTCGCTGTTCCTGCCTACGTCATCGAGACCGGGCGCCGTCATTACAACGAAGGCTTGCAGAAGATGAGGGCTATCCAAGACAAGTACGGCGACGACCCCGCCCTCTGGCCCACTAAACTCACCGATGGCGTCATCGACATCGAACAACCCGCTTACATCCGCTAACCCTCTCACACCAACATCATGAAGGATTATATGCATACAGGAATGGAAACCGAAGGCCGACCCGACCGCACCCTACTTATTGCCGGCGGCATCATCGCAGGCCTTGCGCTCGTCGTCCTGATAATCTCGTCCTGCTCGGTCATCGAGCCAGGCGAGCGTGGCGTCGTCGTCAACCTCGGCACTATGTCTAAGGACGTGCTCGGAGAGGGCGTACATTTCAACGCCCCATGGGCTAGGGTTAAACGCGTTGCCATCAAGCAGACGACTATGATTGGCAAGACCGAGTGTTTCTCCAAGGATCTACAGACGGTCAATGTAACCTATTCCTGCATGTACTCAATCCCAGAGAGCAAGGTGCTCGACCTATTCCAGAAGTACTCCGGCAACCCCTACGAATCACTTGTCGTCCCAAGAATCGAGGAAGCCATCAAGCTTGCATCGGCCACGCTTACAGCCGAAGCCATCGTCAAGCAGCGCGAGATGGTCAAGGCATCCGCCCTTGCCGAAGTCCGAAAGCAGCTCGAAGGACTGGTCATCGTATCCGACCTCCCAATCACGAACATCGACTTGACCGAAATGCTCGAGAAGGCCATCGAAGGGAAACAGGTCGCCGAGCAGAAGGCGCTGGCCAAGGAGTACGATCTCGTCTCCGCAAAGAAGGACGCTGAGATTTCCATTGAAAAGGCCAAGGGTGAAGCCGAGGCAATCCGCATCACCGGAGAAGCCTTGGCCAAGTCCCCCAACGTTACGCTGATGGAGGCCGTCAAGAAATGGGACGGCAAAGCCCCCCAGTCCCTTGTCCTGCCCAACGGCTCCGTCACCCCGACCGTGGATGTTTCCCGCTGATGACCTCCGAAGACATCAACTCAATCTGTCAGACTGTCATCGTCGTATCCTTTCTGGCTTTCCTCGCCTTCATCATCTACATTCTCCGCTAATCTCCCATGAGCAACACACCCGCACTCCCCCCTAAGAACACCATCGAGCTCGTCCGCTCCGCCGGACTCCAGGAGCAGGTCGCCAAGGCCCTGCCCCACGGCGAAGACGCCAGCCGCTTCATGCGCTGCGTCATCACCGCCTGCAACAAGAACCCCAAACTCTGGGACTGCACCAAGGAGTCCGTCGCCTCGGTCATCCTGCAGGCCGCCCAGTGGGGTCTGATGCCGGACGGCCACCACGCCCACCTCATCCCCTACGGAAACGACGCGACCCTGCAGTTCGACTACAAGGGCATCCTTGCGCTCGTCATGCGATCGGGCGAAGTCGCCCACATCCACGCCGACATCGTCTGCCAGAATGACAAGTATCGCTTCAACCTGGGCAAGGTCGAGGAGCACGTCGTTGACCTGTCCAAGGACCGGGGCGAAGCCTACGCCGTCTACGCCATGGTCCGCTTCAAGGACGGCGAGACCGCCGCAATTCAGATGAGCAAGGCCGAGGTCGAGGCCATCCGCAAGGCAAGCCGCTCCGGCTCCTCTGGTCCGTGGGCCACCTACCCCATGGAGATGTGGAAGAAGACCGCCTTCAAGCGCCTCGCCAAGTGGCTCCCCCGCCTGCCGCGTGACGTCCAGGAGGCCATCCGCAAGGACAACGAGGCCGAGTACGGTCAGCGCACGGTCGAAGGCCAGCCGGTCCAGCCCGCCGCCGAAGCCGTGAAGGAGGCCGTCAAGAAGGCCAAGGCCGTCGAGACGACCGAGGCCGCGCCGCAGGGCGAAGAGCCCATCGACATTTAGGCTGACGCAGGAGTGCCGTGTAGCCGGGGCGACTCTCGCAAGGGGGTCGCCCTTATTGTTTGCGGGTGACCGTCTTGCTGGTCAGAACATCCACCCATGGGACGCAAGCCCAAGGTGCCGAAGGTCATCGTCCGTCCGTTACCGGGCGACACGGCGGGCCTTGCTTGCAAGAAGGACAACACCATCGAGATAGATCCGAACATCGCCACGGAACGCGAACGCCTGCGCGTGACCGTGCATGAGGCCCTTCACCTCGGGGAGTGGTCCCTGCCAGAAAAGAAGGTGGACCGCATCTCGCGACTCATCGCGGACGTCCTCTGGAAACAAGGCTATCGACGCATCTCCCTATGAAACACGTGCTCATACCCATCGCAGGATTCGCAAGGAGTGGCAAGGACTCCCTCGCCGACGCAATCTTCGAGCTGCTCGAACAAGACGAGCCGGAGTATTCCTGCATCGTCCTCAAGTTCGCCGACGCGCTGAAAGAGTCCCTGCAGCTCTCGCTCGACGAGGCGGGCGTGAAGATCGATGTCTTCACCGAGGACACCAAGAAGAAGGCCGCCCTCCGTCCTCTGCTCGTCGCCTACGGTGAGTACTGCCGAGGCCAGAACCAGAACGTATGGGTCGATAAGGTCATCGAGCATATCGACACCTGGACGGAAGAGACCATCGCCGAGTCAGGGTCCATGGGCTCGGTCATCCTCATCCCAGACCTCCGCTATCTCAACGAGTACCGCAAGCTCGAGTCCATCTGCGTCAAGAAGGGCTGGGTCTTCGTCCCGATCTACATCGAGCGCGAAGGCAACCTGCCTGCCAACAACGCCGAGGCCGACTCCATCGGGATGATGGCCGCCCACGGTTGCTTCAGCCGCGACAACGCCCTGCAGGTCTGCTTCCCGGATAACTCGGTCGAGGCCATCCGCCAGTGGGCTCGCAAGTTCACCCAGTCCATGAGCCTCTACCGATGAACATCACCCGGAAGTGGAAGCGGTTCGCGGTCGTCAGTTGCTCGCATGGGCATCTCATCGACCCGGCGGCAGGCAAGGCCGTCACGGATTTCATCAAGGCTTTCAAGCCTCACCGCTTCGACCACGCCGGGGACTACACCGACCTCTCTCCCATGATGGGCGGAGGCAAGGGCGACGGCGACCCGCTCGGCCCGGATGTCGAGGAGGGGCTCGCCTTCCTTGAGCAGCTGAAAGCATACAAGGACCTCGAGCTCGTCATCCATGACGGCAACCATGAGGTCCGCCTGCGCCGTCTCTCCCAGTCATCCAACCAGGTAATCGCCGAGTGCGCCCGCCTGCTGCTCGTCCAGATTCAACAGCACTGCCTCAAGCTGAAGGCCAAGCAGATTCCCTACAACGGCATCTGGGAAGGCTCGCGCATCGGCAACGGCCTGATCACGCACGGCTCCATCTACAACGAGAACGCCTGCCGAGACATGGCCGAGATGTACTGCAAGGGCGGCGTCTCCGTGGTCATCTTCGGTCATACCCATTCCCCTGGCATCGCCAAGGGTCGCCGCGACGACTCTCCCCTTGGCATCAACGTCGGAACGCTCACGCGCATGGGTTGCATGGACTACGCCAACACCCGGAGAAAAACGTTCTCGTGGGGGCAGGCCATCTGCTACGGCGAGTACTCTGACGACCTCATCGTGCCCACCCTCTACGTCCACCCGCAGGAATTGGCAGGCCAGCCGTGGCGCATCAACGTATGACCGAGACCAGCAAACTGCTCGCCGTCCTCATGCGCGAGCTCAGCGCCGAACCGTCCGCCCGCGACTACTCTCCGCCGAAGGGCTGGTCCACCGTCGAGCAGATCAGGGACGAGCTGCGCATGGCCCATACCCGCAACGCTTCGACCAGGGCTTACGACCTGTACCGCCGAGGGATGCTCGAACGCCAGCCCCATCAGTTCAAGGCCAAGACAGGCCAGTGCCATAAGGCTTACATCTACCGCCCGGTCCCGCCCTACGTCTCCATCCGTGAGGCCAGCGAGCGCCTGTTCGACCACCGCGCCGACAAGGTGCCGAAGGGCTGGGTCCGTATCGTGGACTATGCCCACGCCGCCAACGTGTCCGACGTCGCCATCCGTGGCCGCGTCGCCCGGGCAGGACTGAAGCCTAAGTACTGGAAGACCCCTCGCGGTATCATCGGCCTGCACCTCAACGCTTTCTACAAGAAGGCCGACCTCGACCGCGCCATGCGCAAACGGTAAGGGCCACCCTTGCGGATGGCCCGAAGCCCGAACTGCCCTCAGTTGCGATCCCGCACAATTGATATTGTCCGGGCCTCGCCTGTTACCTTGCGACGGCAGGGCGTTTTGGCAAGCCCCAAGCCAGCGTGTTGACCTGCCGCGCCTTGTCGAACTTGGCAGCAGGAACCTCCGCCCATTGGAAACCGTACCGAGCGAACCCCGTCCAGCCGAGATTCCACGCCAGCCATATCTCCCCGGGGAACGGCTGCCGGCCGATGCGATCCGCGAGCCGTACCTTGAGCACGGTCAGCCAGGTTCGGGCATACTCCCTTGCCTTGGCGGGGATGGCCGCGTCGGCATAGGGGTAGACCGGGAGGCCAGCCTTGCGCCTGATGGCGGAGCAATCGCGCCACGCCACGGAGTGCCACTGTAGGGGGCCCTTGGCTAGGCCGCCGTCCCCATCGGGGGTCTTGGCCCCACGGCCAGAGGACTCGACCTGTTCGACGGCTTGGACGATGGGCTCTGGGACGGCCTCAGAGGTCAGCAGGGCGGCGGAGAGGGCTAGGACTAGGGTCATAGGGGCGGGCGGCCTTGGCGGGCCACGGAGGGGGTCAGATTGAGGCGGCGGTAGGTCGCGTACAGGGTGTGCCTAGAGACCCCGCTGGTCTCGGCGAGCTGCGGGACGCTCAACCCATGGGCATGGGCGGATAGGACGAGGTCCTTGACCGAACCCTTCACGCGGCGCTCACGCAGGCACGGCAGACCGAGCTGCTTGATGGCGTAACGGACCGAGCGGAGGTTATGCCCGGTAAGGTCGGCCACCATCTGGGCGGTCAGGAACGGATGGGCCGTGGCGATCGCCGCGTCTTTGACGGCTCCGTATTTAGCCTTCGATTTCGAGGTCATAGGAAGCCTGCTTGATGGCGTTGGTAAGACCGGGCACGTCGTCGGGGTCAATCTCATCTCCGTCCAGGTCGAACACCGCGACGATGTCGGTGGACTCCCAGTCGAGCTCCCAGTGGCCGCGCTTCTCGGTGCCGAAGGCATGGTCGAAGGAGTCGTCCACGTACACGGCATCGCCGTCGAGGATGACCTGGTACTCATGCTTGCGGTGCTTGACCGTCAGTTCGTACTCAGCCATTGGACTCGGCCTCCAGCCGCTTGATGCGAGCGTCCAGCTGGTTTATCTTTCTGAACAGGTCTTCGTCGGCGTTGTATTGGGTCGCAAGGCGCTCCGAGATGGAAAGGGTATCTTTCCGGAGAGCATTGAGCTGCTCATCGACCGTGCTTGTGTTAGGCTGTGCGGCTCCTTCCTTGGCGGGCGCTTGGAATCGATGGACCAAGTCGTGCATCTCGACGCCGTTGCCCAAGTCTGCGATGAAGCTCGGCGGACGGGCCTTCACCTGGCGTGATAGTTCATCGCTGGCGGCGCTGATTTCTTTGATGATCGTCTCGCGGACGACGGCAAGCACCTCCTTGTGGAGTGTCGCCTTGAAGGCGTCGCGCTGGAGTTCGACCTCGGCAAGGCGGAGCCGGAGGCGGGTTAGTTCGTCTTCGTAGTTCTGGTTATAGTCGTTCATTTGGTTCTCAGTTTAGGGAGTTTGCGGTATTGGCGGTAGGAGTGGATTGAGTTAACGTCGATGCGGAAGCGTTCGGCGGCCTCTGTGTACGTGGAGTTATTGGCGAGCGCCCATTCGTAAGCCTCTCGGCCTCGCTCGCTGGCGGTCTTGCCGTGCTTGGGCTTCTTTCCCCTCGTCTCGACAGGCTTGCGCTTGTCGGTCGGCCAGCAGCCGAGCGCCTTGAGCATCGCCCTGGTCTCGGCGGCCTTCTGGTAATGCTCCTGCAAGGCGGCTTCCCGGGCGGGCACGTGCTTATCGATCATGTCGTGCAGCTCGTTGATGTTAGAGCGTGCGGTGTAGGGAGTGGTCATCGGGTAGGCTTGAAGACGTTAAGGCTGAAGAGATATTCCCAGCGCTTGCGGTGCTCGGCGAGACGCTCCTCGACGACCTTGCGCTCGGCAGGGGTGAGAGCCTTGAGGCCTGGACGGCTACGCTCCGGGCGGCGTTTCTGCTTAGGCATGGGGCTTGCCCTGCTTGGCGGCGTTCCAGAGTCTGACTTTATTCATCAAATCTTCTGAAGTGACATAAGGGTCAACTTCCCGAGACATCGCATCCCCGGCCTTGGTCAGCCGCTCGACCTGTGCTTTTAGTTCCTCGTTAGGGATGATGGTGCGGGTGGTGAAGGCGGTCAGTCGCTCGACCTCGGCCTTGAGGCGTTTAATCTGATTCTCAAGGTCTTGGTTCTCTCTGGCTCGCTCGTTGCAAGCCACGCCGCTGTCGGCAACCATGTCTTTCCACGCCTCGACCTCGGCCTTGAGTCGGGCATAGTCGTCGTAATCGACGAACATTCCGTCTTTGTGTTCATAAACATCGGGTCGCACCCCACGGAAGGTGTCCGATAGTTTCAGGAAGTATCGCTTAGGCTCACTCATTTGGACTGCTTGCCCTCCTTGGCGGCGTGGTAGGCAATCGCATGGGCAAGCCTCACCTTTCTGAACCATGAGCGTCTAGACTTCATTCCGAGTATGTGCAGAAAGAATCCAGTCTTCCACCCGACAGCCGCTTCACGCCACCCATCAGCAATCCATGTGAGCAGATTGCCAACGCATAGGGCGATGAATCCCATGACATGAAACGGAAGAAGCATCAAAATCCACATTATGTATGGAGCAGGATAGAGCGACCTGCCGACACGAACGACACTAATCCAAAAGAGCAGGCGTTTCATTTGGACTCCTTGCCCTCCTTGGCGGCGTTCCAGAACTCGCTCATATGTTTAAGCACCTTAATATATTCATCTTTGTTCACTCGGATAAGGTATCGTTCTTCGTATTCGCCAGATTTATTTTGCACACCTTCTTCGATGAGTTGCTTGATTGATGCCCTCGTGATGACAATAAAGTCGTCAACGAAGGTCAGCCGCTCGACCTCGGCTTTGATAACTTTCTTCTCTGCGTTTTCGGCCTCAGCCCAAGACTTCCATTTTTCGACCTCGGCCTTGAGGCGGGCGTTCTCGTCGTCGATTTGCGTGATGGTATGCTTGCCGCCCATGCCAAGGTTATCGCAGAGAGACTTGATCCGGGCGTAGTCCTCGTAGGCGACCCAGCCGCCGTCGGCGCTGAAGACCATGTCGTGGGCAGGGTTGACCGGCTTGAATCGTAGGGGATGGCTCATCGGTTCATAGGCTTCCAGCCGCCCTTGTTCGCGGTCTCGTCCCATTCGGCCACGGCCTTGATGAGGAGACGCTGAAGTTCGCCGCCGTCCTTGACCTCCGGCATGGCGGCCAGCGCCTGGACGTATCCGGCGAGGGCCTGCCCCTTGAGGTTCAGCTGGTAGAGCTGCTCGCGGAGCTTCTGGATCTCGGCCTCGCAGTTGGCAACCGCCTGGTCGGCGAGTTTGAGGGGAATCATTCGGCTCATAGCACGTTGAACCAAGCCCTCCCAGCGTTGATGCCAAACTTAATGGTGCATCCGGGGCAGTGCTGCTTGGCGGCGTGGGCGGCCTCGGCGAGCATCAGCTTAGCCTTGGCCACGGAGAGGTCCTTCGTGTAGATCAGGCGGTTGATGTGCTCGACCTCGGTAGCCATGTGCCGGGTTGCTAGCTGGTGGTGGGTGAGGTTCATTTGATTTCCCCCTTGTTGAGTCGGTCGCAGAAGACGATGGCGTCCTCGGCGTTCTTCATAACAGTCCAAGCATCGCCGTGAAAGTGAATGGCAGTGCCAACAGTGATTCCAGTATTAGGGACTTTCACTGTAGCGTCGTTGTCCTTGAACAGATACTTTCTGTCAGGACCGGGCAGGCCACTGATCCAGATGGACCAGCGCGGGCGAGGAGCGGCCTTGTCCTTGAGCAGGTCGTCCTGCCTGTCGGCCAGAGCCTTGAGGGCCACGGCGTTCTTGTGCAGCTGACGGCAGACTGTCCAGGGGAACAGCCACCAGAAGCGGGGGAGGGAGTCGGGTTTGACGATGAGCATGGCGGGATGGTGTGAGAGGGGGTCAGGCATTGGTGGCGGCGGCCTCCCATGCGACGACCTTGGCATCGGCGTCGGTCTTCCAGTTGCCACGGAACTCAACGACCAGGTCGTAGGCCGTGAACAGCGAGGCGATGCGCTTCTTCCCGATCATGGAGGCGAAGTCGCCCGACGTGGGGGCGTGGTCTACGCGGTCAATCTGGACGCGAAGGCCGAAGAGGAAGCCGTAGAGCTCGTAGGTCGCCTTGGCTCCGGCCTTTGCCCGGTGTTTGAGGATGAGTTCCTTGGCCGCTTCAAGGCGGACAGGGTCGGTGATGCTGACAGGTCTGTGGTTCATGTGCGGGAGATTAGCCACGGCGCTTGGCCATGTAGGTGATGGACATTTCGCCGGACTCGTCGCTGAAGGTCACGTCGAGCGTGATGCGTCCGAGGGTGATGCCGAAGAAGATGGCGCCGCCGTCGCAGGAGATGCCGGGCGTGGCCTTGAAGTCCGCGATGGCGGTCTCGACGTAGCCGATGACCTCCTCCTGCGGCTTGCCTGCGTCCTTCATCTGCTGGGCGCCGTCGATGTTCTCCAGCAGGTTGACCAGGGCGTTGCGTCCGAGGTCGTCGCGGTGACGCGGCTGGGAGTTGGGGGTGGTGGGTTTCTTGGCCATGGGATCAGAAGCGGTTGATGATTTCCAAGATGCCCGGGAACTCGGGGTCGAGGAAGGTGGCGAGGGCATACGCGGCAAGCGTGGCCCAGAACAGGATGGCGAGTAGTTTCATAGTGCGGGATTGCTCGGTCACACTGGGCGGCTGTCTTCCGCTGTAAACCACAAAGCGTTATAATCCTCGCAACTAATTGGAATGACCCTAGCGTGCTGGTCTCCCGCACGTGTTCGACCTTCGTCCATACCAACAGGCCGCCGTCGATGGCGTCCGCGACTCCTTCCGGGCAGGCCGTCGCCGCCCCCTGCTCGTCGCCCCTACAGGCTCCGGGAAGACCGTCATCTTCTCTTTCGTGACGGCCTCAGCTGCTGCCAAGGGCAACCGCACGCTCATCCTCGTCCACCGTGCCGAGCTCCTGGAGCAGTGCCACCGCTCCCTCGACTCCATGCAAGTGCCGCATGGCCTCATCGCCGCAGGGCTCACGCCCGACCGCTCGCAGCTGACGCAGGTTGCCAGCGTGCAGACGCTCGTCCGCCGGTTCGACCGCGTCATCCCTCCCGACCTTATCGTCATCGACGAGGCGCACCACGCCACCGCAGGCGCATGGGCCTCCGTCCTCTCGCAGTATCCGCAAGCCCGCGTGCTCGGCGTGACAGCCACACCCGCACGGCTCGACGGCAAGGGCCTCGGTCAAGTGTTCGACGA